GCCGTTCCTCCCACAGTAATACCCGCACCAGCAGATGACACACCAAGAACTCCAGTGTTTTGGATCGTAGGATTCTGTGCCGTTCCTCCCACAGTAATACCCACACCAGCAGATGACACACCAAGAACTCCAGTGTTTGCTACAGTAAAGTTTGCTCCAGTGTTCGTAATTGATATACCAGAACCATTGAGTAGTTTTATAGCACCCGTTTGGGCAGTTCCAGCATTCTGGGTAATAGAAGTAACACCAGCAAGTGGATTTGCGACCAAATTTATAGTAGAACCAGTGGGTGTAATCGTAATAGACGAATTGCTTGAAATTAGACTGACATTCCCAGAAAGTCCGTTAATACTATCTACAACACCCCCGCCTCCCGCTGTTGCCCACCATAAAGTCTGTGATGATGGGTTGCGATTAAGATTACCATTCTGTAGCGATACGTAGATCACACCCAGATACTCAACTACAGCATTCACAGAATATACTTGACTCGGACTCCACTGAGTATATGCCATTCTCTATATATATACCCTACACATAAATCGGGGTGTAGGGGTGTGTAGGGTATGTAGGGCAAAATGACCCTTTTAGCACAGAGGAGGGGGGAGTGAAAAAGCGTTTTCACTTCAGAGGTCGTCCACTTTTGCCCCTCCAAACCCTACATACCCTACATTACGTAATTCCTTACGTAGTTTTTTCGCCTTTTTTCAGTGTTGTGATGTATTTACATCAGTGTAGGGTAGTGTAGGGGGGTATAAATTGTCTGCCTACATACCCTACACTCATATATTAATCCGTGTGAAGTAGTTTCGCACTCTGTTGAGTAATGACATACTGTGGAAAGTTCTTGCCAAAGCACAACCAGCGACTTCCACACTTGCGAAGTGCTTTGATGTCCTCTTCATCTACACCAACGTAGTTCTTAAGGAGATAAAGCAGAGCGTGATAAGAAGTTGCTTGTGGATATACCACAATGTGCGTCGCTTCGTTTAGAATTAACCGAGTCTTCTTGTATTGTGTCAAGTAATGCGATAAACATAGCATTGTAGTATTCGTGTGCCGTCCCATCGTTGCTAGATCATCAATCAGTTTATGAACCACCTTATCAGCGTCCCCAGTAAAGGTGTCATAATCGTCAAATATAACCATACAATCCTTGAACTCATCCAGTGAAGGGAAATCTTCTATGAGACTATCAACCGAGATGCGTTTCGGTGCGCCTCCTTTCATTGACTCTATCGTTCCGCCCTTTTCTGGCATTAACTTGCTGATTAAATAGACTTCTCGGTCTGGAAATAACTTGCGGTAATACTCGCCCAATCCTTTGGCAATATAGGATTTACCACTTCCAGACGCACCAGCAATATACCATATCTCTCGGCGTTTCGGATCGGGACTCGGAAGCAACTCAAACATACCGTCTTCATCCAGTTTAATGTTCTTCTCGTCTTTAATGTCACTCTGTATCAAGTCATAGACCTCTTTAGTCTTGCTGTCCTCGCCGACAAGACTGCTGGACGGAAGGTCTTTCTCCAATGCCTCTTCTATCTTGTTAAACACACGAACTCTATCAAGAGGTTTCAGATGACCCAGCATACGAACATACTTGGAACGATTAAAGGACTTCTTGGGTTCTTTGCCCTTGACATTCCCCTCGTGTAAATAAAGCACTTCTCCATTATATTCCCCACCACGCACTCGGGCAACCGCTCGGGCATCCTTGTCCTCTTGAAAGTTGAGAGATGGCATATCGGATTCCTTTATACTTTAACCAAAGAAATTAAACTTTTTATTGAAACACTTATCTAAAAATGGACTTTTTAACTGATTTTAGGACATTATTACGTCCTTAAATCAATCATTATTACCAGTAAAGATGCTATATTTACATTGTCAATTCAACTGGACTGCTTCTGGGAGTATTTATTGTTCTCAAAAGTTCTCTAATGTAAAATTGTCTTTCGTTCTCTCTACTATGAAGGTCACGCAGTGAATCAACCAGAAATGAAAAATCGGCATCGTTTATATTCGCCACACTCTCGGCAAAGTTATGAAGTTCTGCTCTATCCCCTACCGAGGCATCGTTGAATAGGTTTTCCAGATCAGCAATCAGTATGGGTCTGTTTGCTTCAAGAACACTGAGGAGTTCTGTTAGGATAGAGTCTCTAGTGCCACCCTTTAGTTTGCGTCGTCTTCTGCGTGATTTACCAGCACCAGTAGCACCTTTAAGGACAGTCTCAATAACCTTACCCTCTACTCCACCAGCATTAATGAGCGTTTTAGCAACATCAAGGACTTTTGCTAAACCTTCGCTGTGATACATATTATTAGGGTCGGTTATTCCTCTTACAGTTTGCCATGCCAGAGCAAGAGGATAAGGAACAGCACCCAGTTTCTGCCCTACTTCACTTATAAAATCACCAAACGTCATTATACCTTTCATTATGGGGGTAAAGATTGGGTCTTGTTGGAAACGTTCCATACGCATTGCGTGTCTGCGATCACATTCACCACGAGGAACATCCCGCTCTTTAACCAAGTCATACTTGGCATTCACATTACACACAATAGGTTCTTGATCTGGGTGTTCTCGGTAATACTGGGCATAGATTTCGTTATTATGCTTGAGAACCTCAGTTGTCCTATCAATCCGTGCTTGTTGCTGTTTATCAACAAGAGAACGTTCTACCGATGATTCTACGACAGCATTCAGAAAGTCAGCATAGGTTTTATAAGGATAAGATGCTGGTTTTACTATTTTGTTCCAACGTGATTCAAAGTCTGGGGATTCGTATTTCTTGACGAGACTATTAAACATATCACGGTTGAATCCCCAGTTCATAGTATCGTCTATTTTCGCTTTCAAATCTGGACGACGTAGTAATGCTTGAGAGAGGAAGTCATCTGACAGTCCACGACCTTTATATGACCCAGTTCTATGTCTTTTTAACTGTTTTCTTAGATCTCTCACAAGAAAATGTTGTCTTAACTCGTCTTCTTTCTTTGCCTTATCTCGTCGTAAATTATCAAAATCAACACGCGACATTGCTACTTCTCCTTTCACAACTCTGCTAATCCTTTGCTCTATTTCATCAAGTTCTCTAAATAGTTGGTCCCTCTTTTTTATCCAAGGTCTGTATTCTTTAGGGAGTGGGCGAATGTCAGATTCTGATTCGGTATAAACAAATTCTCTGAGTCGTGCGGTGATCCGACCAATGAACTGTTGGTTGTCATTAATTTCTTCTTCAAGTTCCTTTCTCCGTAACTCAAGATCTAAGATCATTTCGGCATCGCGGTCTTCAATTGCCTCTGCTATTTCTTCTTCTAATTCTTGTAAACTAACCATCAAGAACTCCCTCTCACGCTTAAAGTCTGCGAGAGTTTGCTTCAACTCTCCAATATTAGTTGACTTTAACAGTTCTGCGTCGGTTTTTTTTCCTCCATCACACCTTCCTTTACCGAGAGAATTCATAAGTGTATTTGCTTTTTCCTTTGCCTCTGCCACCGATATCCCAAGACCGGGAACATTTACTCTGCTTTCGGCAAACTTGGTCAAGTCTTTTGATATTCCTTCTAACGGAGTTCCCTTTGTTAGTTTATTGGCAATTGATTCTTGGTTAATAATTGAATCAGCAATCCCTACTACGTTATTCTTCGCACCTTGTATATCGCCCCTTGCTAAATCAACCGCTGCTCTTGCTCCCTTGTCTATCGTTGTCGCAAGGTTCTGGAAGGGTTGAGAAGCAGCGTCAACAACCCTACCCAAAACGGGGATTTCCTTTATCTTATTAAAAGCACCAGAAACAGCACCCGTTATTTTATCCCAAAACCCTCCCCCAGACAGACCCATTCCAGAATAATGCCCTTCCAGTTTCCGTCTTAAACGTTTGATCTCATCTAAGATTCTCATTGCTCCATCACGTAAGCGGTTGAACTCATCCTCTGGTATTCCTTCCGTGGTGTTAAGGTAATGTGCTATGTCTTCGTAATTCTCCTTGAGAGTATAAAACTTTAACAAGTCCTTCTCAAACTTAGACTTAACTCCGCCCTTAACATTCTTCAGTTCTTTTAACTGATCTTTCAACTCTTTTCGTGCTTTTGGAGTATTTATACTACCGAGAACATCAACCAGACGAGTATGTTCCTTTATGAACTCCTTTTTAGGAATTACAACACCTCCCTTCAGAGAATACACTCGCTTAGACTCTCTTTGGAGGAATGTCTCTAATTCATTGCCTACACGAACCAAAGGAGTCAATATCTTGCCCTTTGGTTTCTTGAGTATGTTGTTAATTTCTTGTAGTAAATGAGGTTCGTCTGCTAGATAGTCATTGAGGGTGTATATATTCGCCAGTCTATTCTTGAACTGGTCTATTTCATAACGAATGGTCTTCAATGGGGCATTGTGGTCTTCAATCAATGTTTCAAGCGTTCCAATATCTCCAATGATATGATAGAGTCGCCCCAAGTCGCTATTGAGTATAGGAGTCAGACGTTCTACTTCTTTATTATTTCCTTGGTATTTTGCCAAGGCAAACTTTCGTTTCATTGCTTTAAAGTAATTACCGTCCTTCTCATACGCAATGATATTCTCCTTTAATGACTTTACAATATCTACCTTATCTGGATTCAACGTCTTCCCACGATTATGAAATTCGTAAATAACGGAAAAATCTGTGTAGCGGTTGTTCTGGACAAGACCGATTACATCCATCTTGGAAATAATAGGCGATGAGAATGCCTCTTCTAGAGTCATTATAGAACCATCACGAAGTGTCTTTTTACCAGCAAGAACTTCGGATGGAGTCCAGCGAACAATGTGAAACTTAATCTTGGACTTGGCAAGTAATTCGTCAGTGATAGAGGGTTTGTTTTTCAACAATTCTAAAGCATCGCTCTTTTCGTCTTTGCTAATTATGCCCTTTGCGTGGAGTTCATCAATCTTCTTACGGGATTTTCCAGCATCATATTTATCCTTATCAATAACTCGCCATTCCTCAACAGATCCCGCCTTAATATCGCCTATATAGACATTCGGCATAGATTGTAGATGCTGAATCATTCGTTTGAATCGTTCAGCGAGTTTGTAAAGCGCTTCCTCATTGGTTTCATCATTCATATCCACTATTTCGTATCCATCATAGTCACCCGCATACTGTTGCGAACGCAATGACATTGACCCCAGTATTTTAAGTCCTTTTCCTTCTGTAAAAGACATTGCTTCAAGAATACGCACAGCATCCTCTGGGTAATTATCTGGAAACTTCTTGGTTACCAGAACATTACTCTTTCGTGGCATTGTTCTATATATCATACAAACATTTTATGGTCTACCAACGGAAGCAATATTACGCAACGCTCTCTGGACTCTATCTGGGTTCGTAATACGACTTTCTGGGTAAACACCACGTAGAATGCGGAGTTTTATTTCTTCGGGAATTGCTCTGTATAGGTCCATAATACCTCTTGTCCCTTTACGGGGAAGTGAGTATCCCTCAAAGTCATTTGCTACAACACGTCCATTTGATAGGCGGATCAGTAATCCGTCATCAGACACACCGAGTTCTGCTGATGCTGGTGCTGATGCTGGTGCTTCTTCTTCTTCTTCTGGTGGAGGCGCCGATGCTGATGCCGATGCTGATGCTGACGGAGGTGCTGGTTCTGATGGTAATTCTAATTCGGGAGGTAATTCGGTGGGTTTAATCGGAACGATAGGAGCACCCGCTTTACGAAGCACACGAGCAAATCCGAGAGATTTAACGAGACTCTTGGATAGCGTCTGTCTTTCCTCGGTAGGACGATTGAGGTTCTTAAACATCTCTTCGGCATATTCTCGTGCCTTCTGGAAAACCGTCAGAGCAGTCTTTAGAAGTGGTAATGTATCTGACATACCCGCTTCGTCATTTGAATCAAGGAGTGCCAATAAGTTCTCTTCAATGTTTTCAAAACCCACTATAATGTCTTCAAAGTCACTGGCATCTGCTGATACGGCATAGCGGAATAGCAATGCCATCATCTTGGAAATATCGCCAAGAACAATCTTGTCCACCTTATTGGATTCAATCGCATCAATAACATTCTGTCGTAGAAGATTGAATTCAACCTTAGAAGAGTCGCCAAACTCTGACATGTCCCGTCTACTCGCAATAGGAACAGTATCATCAACACCCTCTGTATCCAAACCCTCAGCAAGTGATTTAATTCTATCAAGGGATTTTACTCGGTCAGCGAGAACCTTTTTAGCATACTGCCGACCTTCTTGGGTGAACAGAACACCACCTTTTAATTTTGGTGCTTGAACACAGTTAAACTGCGCTCCTACAACATCCCGTCTTGCGGGATACAAGTCGCCTCCAATACCACCAGCACCCAGAGAAGGATTAGCAAACTTACGCTGGGATAAGACTGGTTTGGGCATTCCAAAGTAATTCTGATGAGATGACAACATCATTCTCTGGGCAGACTTGTTTGCTTGAATGCCGTTTAGGACTGATTGATGAGCATCACGCTGTTTTATCTCGTGAAAACGAGCGTAATGATCGTTGCCTTCTGGCAGAGTGGCATCACGAACTCCTCCTACACCGCTTTGAAAGAAGCGTTGGGGTGTTCTGTGAAAAAACTCTAACGCTTGGAAAACTGAAGGAAAGGTAATTTGAACTCCAAAATCTGCTCCTCTCTTTTTTGTATCGTATGCTGACATATTATATTTTAACTTGATAAAAAAAATTAATAGAGACCGTGTTCTTTAACATATTTTGATGCTTCAATCATAGAGCAACCTCGCTCTGCCATTACCTTCTTTACAATCTGCGCTCTTGCTTTGCGCCCATCTTCCTTTCCTTTTCCTCTTTTCGGGACAAATCTCGTTTCGTCCGCCAGAGGTGCGCCCTTTCTTCGGAAAACTTCTTTATCTACCTTTTCTTCTGCTTTGCGTAAGTCTTCAGCACTTACACGCTCAAAAGGAACTTTTGGTTCTTCGTAAAGCAGTCCGCTGGGAGGAAGTCTTCTCCGTAAAGTGTCTACTCGGTCTTTATTTACCCTTTCTTGGTATTCCTTTGCGGATTCCCATTCTTTGCGTTTCATTCTTTCTCTGTATTCTGCCACGCTTTCGCCTACATTCTGACCCGATCCACGCATTTTATTCATGATTAAATTTCCCAACGGAGAATTCCAACCACTTCCCACTTTTGGAAGAATATCCTCCCGTGGAGGTCTTTCTATATATGGTAGTGTAACTCGTGTCGTAGGCATTTCTCGTCTTAAAAGAGAACCATCTGGTCTTAAAGAACCAAAACTGCCCCCAAAAACATTCTTTATGGCGCTATTGGCATCCTCAACATCTTTAACTTTTTTATTTATTCGTCGCTCAGTGTCCGCTTTTAAATCTCTGGTAAATCGTAGCATTGGATCAAATATACCCTCGCCTTCATATTTACCCGTGCGGAGACCACCACGAGGTGATGGACTTCTTGAGCGACGAACTTTATCTACCTTGTTATAGTGACTTACAGCACTCTCCAGATCACGAAAAGGATTAGATACTCTACCAGAACCCACTGATTCTACTACGTCATCATTATCGTATAACCCAAATGCTCTCGCTTGACGCTGATCAACACTAAACTTTGCTCCTCCAATCTTACGGCGAGGATTTTCCAGATGGTCATATAGACTGTGTGCTTTGCCACCACGATACTGGGATAGACCCATTGAAGGAGTTGCGCCTCGTCCCGATAGAGGGTTCATTCTCTCCGCTTGTTCTTCCGCAGCACGGGCATCTGCCATCTTCTTTGCCATTCGTCGTCTGTATGCGTCGTGTGACATTGCTATATTCTATGTCGGGAATTTTATTTTGTGTAATGACTCCTTTTAACCAAAAAGAATTATCCATCTTATCCCATTTAATTTGGTTGAATACAGCGTATGTATGTGCTGGAATTCTGATAAGTATTCCATTTTTTGCCCAGAAATGTTTTGCCGTAGATTCCCACATACCTACCATTTTCATATTCTTTGGATAGATAATTATTCTGCGTGTAATTACGACCGATTTAAAATCTTTTCATAGAATATAAAACAGAGAATGGCAGTCATCAATGAGTTTATGTTGAATCTCACCAAACAACTAATGGAAACACGTGGAATTGCTGAAAGCACCGCCTCGGCATATATCCGCAGTCTGTATATCCTCAACAATAAAAAACCCTTCAAGACTCTGACCTTCCTACGGAATACGGATGCTCTGTTGGGTGTAATTGCCGAGTATGCCGACAATACTCAAAAGAGCATTCTTACGGCAATTGTGAGTGTTTTATCGCTCGTGAAGGATAAACCAGCGTATAAGAAACTCCATCAGTTCTATCTGGATAGACTTATGGGTAAGAAGGGTGAGATGGAGGACAAGAAGGGAGATGTAGGTGAGAAGACAGCAAAAGAAAAGGAGAACTGGATTTCGTGGGAGGAGGTCAGCAAGATACGTGATGACCTCCGTAGCAAAGTTGATGAATTCAAAGGGACTAAACTGACTCCAGAACAATACGAAACTCTGCTTCATAGTGTTATACTTGGACTCTATACTTATATACAACCAAGACGCAACCAAGATTATCTGGATATGTATGTCATCCGAGGCGAACCTTCCGAGACTACCGAGAACTATTTGGTCTTGGATAAGAAGAATAAACCGACTCATTTCGTGTTCAATAAGTATAAAACGAGCAAGAAATATGGACAGCAGAAGATTGAACTCACACCCGAACTCGTAGATGTTCTAACCATCTTCTTGAAGCATCATCCTCTCTTCAAGGGCAAGACAAGAACGGCACAGAACTTCAAGATGCTCGTAGGATATGATGGAACGCCTTTGACAGCAGTGAATAGCATAACCCGTATTCTCAATAAGGTATTTGGTAAAAAAGTCGGCAGTTCTATGCTACGACACATCTACCTATCTAGTAAATACGACATCAAGGCAATGGAGGATGATGCTTCTAAGATGGCACACAGTCTCAATGAGCAGAAGGCATATCTACGTGGAAGTGGGGAGGAGAATGAAACTGTAAATGTGGTGGTTGTCCCTACGATGGAGTAGTAATTTTGTCGTGATAATACTTGCGTAGGCGACGGTATTCTTCTTTGCGAGGATACTTCGTCATCATTTTAGTATAGAACCAGCATAAATGATAAGGGTCGTTCATTAGTGATTGGTAATCCATAATGAATTATCCTTGAGTGTTCGTTTTTAGGTAAAAAATCAATTTTACTCACTTCTCGCCAGATCAAGGAGTGCTTCTACTGCCTCAGCATCCCTTACAAGATCCGGTAGCAATCTTTCTGGTTCGCGAATTACCGCCATTAATCTTCTGCGCATTAGTGGTCCAATAAATGGGTCTGTCCTTAACCTATATTGTGCTTCCCTACTGAGTCTCATTATTTCAAGCGCATCCTTTACTGCTTGTGTTCTTAGTTCAAAAATATCTGCTCGGGAAAAAGGATTTCTGTAATTCTCTCGTGGTTCGGTTCTGCGTGGCGGGGTTCTATCACCCATTATATTATTACCCAAGATTATATCTTCTGACTATATCAGCATCCGCGGTATAAGCAGTCTTTCCTTTATCAACGAAACTAAAGACTCTCGCCATCGCCCACTGTTCCTTCCCTAACCGTGCTGAACGTGGATACTTCGTCGTGTTTGGATTCTTGCTGAAGTCCCGTTTGAGGCGGACGCTGGATAGGTTGCCCTTCCATGCTCCCACGCCTCTCTTGTAGACTTCTTGAAGTGCCTCCAATGGTAGGTCTGTTAAATCCGCCAGTTCCTCTAAAGAAAGACTCGTATCTTTGGGCAATCCCAACGCTTCCAGAACACTCTCTCGGTGAGTCTGAGGCATCTACTATTGTATTACGCCGAGATTCTACATAGATTTCAATCTGTTCTAGTCCATTTGCTTCTTCGGGTTTTGATAGATTCGCATACTCGGGTTTGTCAAACTTCTTCTGGAACTCGGCAATGACTTTTATATCAAGTGCTGGAGAAGTATCTGCCATTCTATCGTAGTGGTCTTTGGTGTATTTGAGTAATTCAGCGGGACTCATTCGGTCTGCTCGTGGTAATGACATCTGGACATTAAGAAAACGGTAGAACTTTGCGTATTGAAGAGAAGAAATGCGGTGTGCTTCTGCTCTTTTTGCCCAACCAAAATACGATGAAATGGTTGACATAATAGCAGTGGTTAATGCTATAAGTCCTACTCCCACAGATGCCATTCTAGAATCGTTAAAAAGAGACTGTGAACCAATAGATGTAGCACCATTAAGAACACCCAAGACAATAACGGGTAAATCAGTGTAATTCCTTAGATTATTGTATTTAATCTCGCATCTTTTGTGTATCCAAGAGAGTGCGTGTGCTTTCTCGCCAGTTCCAGCAAAGAACTGCTCCAATCTATCATTCCAGTCAATTTCTGGGTTTATTTCCGTCATATTCTATATTAATACGAGATTTACTGTCTTGGGCAATGGCGTTATCCAAGAACGTCATGTCCTCCTTCTCCTTCATTTGTTGTGGTGTCCTTTGCTGGTATGCTGTTCGTAATTGTTGTAATACAAACTCGGCATTCATAGGTGGTAGAAAGGACATTATCTTAGCATCCCAGTCGTTTGCTATAAATTGTAAAGGCAGACAATTATTACGTAGGTAATTCTCAATCCAGAACTCTACCCAAGCAGTTGCTCTTTCGTCAAGAGGGTGATCGCTATTTACAAAACGCCGAGCAGATGCGGAAGATATGCGTAGTTTTACCTTGGGAAACAATTGTTCCATTCTATTATTAATTAAGAATACGGAAAATGTATGGGTGTAGGGTGTGTAGGCAGACCGTTTATACCCCCCCTACACTACCCTACACTGATGTAAATACATCACAACGCTTAAAAAGGGGGCGAAAAATACGTAAGGAATTACGTAATGTAGGGTATGTAGGGTTTTTGGGGCAAAAAAGACCCCTAGGTGAAAGTGAAACACAAAATCACTCACCCCTCCTTCTGTGCTAAAAGGGTCATTTTGCCCTACATACCCTACACTACCCTACACTGCGCCCAAGACTCACTCATCCAGCAAATGGAGTCTCACCAAACCTTCACGCAGTTTTGGCACGTTAATCCTATAAACAACTCCAGCACCCGTTCTTGTCTTTGATCCTACCGCCTCTCCAAACGCATACTCATCGTCGCTGTATTCTGCTGTTAATACCTCGCTCATACTCGTCCCGAACAGTGTTTCGCTCATAAGATTCTCACCTCTCCCGTGATCATCACACCACATTTTATATTTGTTGTAGAGTTCCTTACCACTGTATTGGTTGTCCAGTTTATGAACCGATGCCATCAACCACTTGTATATGGAACTCGCATTCAGTCGTTTTATCTCCTTGTATGCCTTGGTAATGGGACGGCGAATACTGAACTCGTTAGGAGAGCAGTATGTATCAACACGAGATAGATACATATAGAATGCCCGTTGGACTCGTGGGTCATCCATCGCAGACTTGAGTGGGTTGAAGTAGTCTGGGTTATTACGAAACTCTGGATTCACGTCAAATGCTGTAAATCGTCTGTCGCCGTTCTTTATAGGCAATGGATTCGCATTGTTGGAGCAAAACATGAACCTCGCATAGTCTCGCACAAGATACTGATTAACCCCTTTCCTATTCACAAGATTGACCTTACTGGTGATGAGTGCCTTCAATAGATCAATGAACTTGTGATTATCCTTCCCCGTTGCTTCCTCAATTACAATAAGGAGTTTGCCTTCAAGGACTCCATTGAATGTAGAATAGAGTTCATTGTTGTTGCTGATCATAACATAATAGTCCTTACCTAGAATACGATTGCCGAACCAATCCAGAAATAAGTTCTTGCCCGTGCCACCGCCTTCAAAGAGAAGACCCCCCATATCTCGCAAGAATATCCCCATCTCACTCTTCATCTGGGGCATCTGTATGATATTTGCCAACCACTTTACGGCATAGTCAGCATACCCGCTGGTTAGGATGTCAAGGTGGCGTATGATTGGTTCTATAAGTCCATTAATCTCATCATCTGCTACATCTATATCAAGTGACTCTGCCTCAAAACCATGGAACAGATTGAATACTGTTGGAGGACAAGAATCACGATCTGGGTAAAAGTCTGCTCGGTCGTAATCACGACGCTGGGGGTCTTCAATCCACTCCTTGAGAAAGTAGAACTTCTTGCCCTCTGTGTCCTTCCACCACAGATTCTTAAATCGTATCTCGGCATCCTTGAACTTGTGGATTACGATATTTCCCCCATCAGTAATGCTGTGGATATTTGTCCCAATGAGGTAGTTTCTCTTTTCAAACTCCCGCTTCATTACTTCATAGGGACTGTTGTCAATCTCTGGAGGAGTCCAACCGCCGTTCATATCCTTGACGGCAAGGGTCATGTCGTATCCAGTCTGTTTCAGCACGAATTCAGCACCTTCACGCAGAAGTTCTGGTGGGAACTCTGCCTCACCATCAAATTTGCGAACGCACCCGCCGTCATGGATAAGAACATCCAGTTTGCGTCCCTTGGCAATGAGGAAGTGGTCTAATGCCATCAAGCACTTGCGTTCTTCCGTCTGTAGCAACAATGACATCAGAGCAAATTGCCCATTCGGTCTTTTATCAAATGCCTTCTTGTCCTTTCCAGTCTTGATCTTCTGGAACTCCTTGTTCTTGTTCCAGAGATGCTCTGCCAAGTTCTTGGATTCCGTCTGGAGTCGGCGAATGAACGGAATACTCTCAAGGGATGGATTGGGCATTGATGAAGTCACATCATCACGGGCAAGGTGTAGTTCACCTCCATAGAGTCCAGTGGCAAGGACAATCGTCTTGGCAAACCATCGCTCGGGATGGACAAGGGCAAGAATCCGTGGGCGGTCTGTGATCAACTCAGTAAAGGCATCGCTTCGTAGTCCAGCATCGTCCATCAACTTCTTGGCGATGCGGAAGTGGGCATTTTCAAAATCAACGTCAAAGTAATGCTTTCGTAGGAGAGGACGACGCAAATCCCAGCGAATAGTCCCGAGACCTAGTTTAGGATACAAACGACCTAGTCCGTAGGAACTCACGTTTGAGGCGAGTTCGTAATGAACTGCTGATGTAGATGGTGCTGTTCTACTGGTCTTGAAATACTTTGACAGCATTGCTCGGTCGCCAGAATTAATCCGCTCATCACGAACCATTTTTTGAAGCATATCCTCGTCAAAGAGTTCCTCTCTCACGATAATATGGGGAGTCATTAGTGTGGTGGTAATAATCTCAGTGTTTGACATCTTTACTTAGAACAGAGAAAATAGTTTTTGGACTTTTTTACTCAAGACCTTTGGCGGGGTGCCGGGGCGAGACGGTTCAATTTTTAGGCGACAACCCTACACACCCTACACGGCATTCGTTTTTTTTAATTGAAAGACAGAGTAATAGGTTTGTGTTCTACAATTATATAAGGACTAAAGGAAACCTTCTTCTTGCGACCAGACTTTATCTTGGTCTCGGGTCTTGGTTGTGGTGAGGTCAGCGTAATGCTCTCCATTATACTATATAATATACTATATGTAATGAAAAAACATTACGCTTTTCCGTGTTTAGGGTTTATGTAATTCTTTATTATATATTCTTTATTATATATTAATGGTGTGGGTGCTTCTTACGGCACACAGCACAAGACCACTTGGGTTCGGTGCGTGATGCTTCTTTTAGTGTGTTCAAGCATCCCCTACAATAGAAGTGTCCGCAGTTTGTGATTTCAAGTCCAGTTGTCTCAATCATATTCATACAGATGGGGCAATCCCACTTTCTACGAAGTTCATCTGCCATCGCTTTGAACTCGTCCTTGATATGCTGTGGGAGTGAATCAGATGTCACTGTGTTGATGCGATTATATTGGTTGTGTGCGAGTTCCAAGTCATCTCGTATGGTAGAGTAATACTTTGCCCAAGCAAACTTCATACGCTTCTCCATAGTAGTCAGTTGGATTCGCAGTCTATCCTCTGCCATTCTCGTGTATAGTCTTGCGTGGGGTGTGTAGGTTTGTTGGGTTTGTTTTCGTGCTTGTTCCGTGTTGATGGAATTGACGATTCAATTTTCACTCCTTCTGCCCAGTGAATGAATTGACCCCTACACGCCGAGCATACATTAATAGTCGTTCTCTTTTCTTCTCCTCTTCTGATTGCTTCTTGATGAGCGATGTAATCCACACTAAGAAGACTAAGAATAACTTGATGAAGTCCATTGTGTGAGATTGAAAGGGGCGGAAGTGGATTCAATTTTTTCGGCGCTAAAAAATCAGTTGCGGAATATAACAATCATACTTGGTTTTGGTGAAGGGGATCTCTTATCGGGGTTTGTTGGGTCAATAAACTTGACTCGCCCCCTTATAAAACGCAGTTCAGCATTACCATAAATGTATTCGTGGAATGCTATCGTGTCTGTAATAGAGTTGATTAACATTACTACAGTCTTGCCCTTCTTCCATTCATCGTATGCCTTCTTAATCCACTTAGCAGTTGAACTATAGGGAGGATTACAGAACGTTGATGTTCCCCAATCGGAAAGTAATCCATCTGTATCGCCTTCTTTCCAGTCAAGGGGGCAAGGGTCGTAGTTAAACTTGAACTCAGCATTCAATGGGTCATATACACTGGGAGGAGTTCCCCACTTATCACTCTTGCTCTTTGGCATGTAAGCAGTCATCTTATTTTTGCTGGTTATATAATATTACCTTCCAGTTTGGACCGGTTCAATTTTTTTTCGGCGGAAAAAATTGAACCGTAAGCGGACAATTTGTATTGAGTAAAAAACCATAATTACACATCGTAATAATCATAATTACACAAAGTAAAAAACAATAATTACATAAAAGTAAAAAACAATATTACGGATTGTATATTTTTATGTAAAAATCAATTGATTTTTACCGGTTTTTATATGAATTGTAATATTGTTCTTTACTTTTATGTAATTATTGTTATTTACTTTGTGTAATTATGATTATTACGATATGTAATTATGGTTTTTTACTCCCCGAACCCGTTTGACAATCTTAGAAGTCCTCATCAAACTTCAATTCTTCCACACGGTTCTTTATAAACGCATACTCGCTTACCTTATGTTCAAAGAAATTGGTCTTCCCTTCCATTGAGATCAACTCCATAAAGGGAAACGGATTGGTGGCATTTGGATATATCTTCGGTGTCCCCAACTGAACTGCCAATCTGTTTGCCACGAACTGGATATACTCTACCATTAATTTTTCATTCATTCCTATGAGTCTTACTGGCAATGCTTCAGTAATGAATCGTGCTTCTATATCAACTCCATCGCTGATTATCTTATGAACTGTCTCTATCGGCAATGGATTGAACTGCTTATATAGTTCAACAGCAAACTCGCAATGGAGTCCTTCGTCTCTTGCTATGAACTGATTACCTAACCCAAGGACGGGGCAAAGACCTCTGGACTTCAACCAAAATATACTACAGAATGCCCCACTGAAGAATACACCCTCACACACAGCAAAGGCAATCAGACGAACACGAAAGTCCTCTGGGGATTTTATATACTGGATACACCAGTTTGCCTTTTCCTTTATTGCTGGATACTGGTGAATAGCATCAAAGAGTCTGTGTTTCTCTTCCTTGTCTTCCACGAATGACTCAATCATATTGGCATAGACTTCACTGTGAATACCCTCCATAGCAATCTGGAATCCATAGAAGAGTTTGGCGATGGGTGACTCTACTTCACGGTAGAATCTCACAGCAAGGTTCTCTGCTACGATTCCATCGCTTCCAGCAAAGAAAGCAAGGATATGCTTTATAAAGTATCTCTCATCATCGGTCAGTTTCTCAAAGTCCGTCTTATCCCGTAGAAGCACTTGAACTTCGCCCGAGACCCAGAATGATGCTACTGCCTTCTTATAGAGTTCATAGAGGGGTTCGTCTTTCGGGTGGATAGGGAGGAGGCAATAGGACATCCGTGTATAGAGGCAAGATTATATTCAAATGGCATAATTGGAAATAAGCAACTCTTTTCTATTTTTACCGCCAACATCGGTGTTGCTTCTTGCTTTCACAATGAACCCACGAGCATAATACCCTTTGAATAATCGTCGTGTGTTAGATGAGTCGTTTATACTCAATAACCATTTGCCTTTTACCTTGGATAGAGTATCCTTGAACTCTTCAAAGTCAAACTTTCCGTGTTTATATAATCTTTCTGAGTCTTCATAAGGAGGGTCTAAGTAAAAGAAGGTTTCGGGACTATCATAACGCTTTATGACTTCTTTGTAGTCACTATTGAGTATCTTCACGCCTTCCAATCGTTTTTGGTAATCATCTATATACTGGAGTTTGGAGTAAGGGTTGTGTTTTTTGTATAAATTACCTTTTCCTATATTACCGAATGTATTACAATACTTCAGCACCTTCTGCGTCAAACGCCCAACATCGCTTGTTTTTGGTTTCTCGTAATACGCTCTCTGTTTCGCCAAAGTGGTGAGGTCTTGTGGGAAGTCCCTTGACTTGACGGACTTGACTAGTCTATATCCTTCTATTATGTCTGAATCCAAGTCATTGATGACTTCTGTTTCAGTCGGTTCTTTGAACCAGAACACAGAACCGCCACCTATAAATGGTTCTACATAGGTGTCGTATGTTTCTGGGTCTGGGAATCGTTTATATACCTTGTCAAGAATATGTTTCTTTGCTCCCATACGGCAGAACAGTGGTTTTTTATAGCGAAGTTCCTCCATTATAATCTATACTTCTATCTTTTTGAGGTGACGATACGGAACAAGGTATGTCCGTTTGGGAGCGTCGTGGCAGTCAGTTCTTTGACCCCTTTGGTAGTCTGCCACTTCAAAAGTGTCCCAGAGTGACGGGGTGTATTTAAGGTAGTAGAGTCCATCAGTGTAGTTCCATACGATATAGTAATCTCTGCTGGGATCTGCCCGTGCCTTTTCAATCTTGTTTGCCCCAACAAGAGCAGTATCATACTTATTATGAGGTATGCGTCTTGATTTTAATTCCATTGAAATGGTTGCTCCAGTAAAATCAATCTCGCCGTAGGTATTATTCGTCTTGACTAAATGCTGACCGAAATACTTGATAAGGCGAGGCAAAATCTGTTCTTCTTGTTTGATTCCAAACTCCAAGTCATTCTTCTTTGAGGCGGGGAAGTATAGGTGCTTATCCAACATTTGTCGTATATATGTTTAAGTGAGATTTTTTTACTGAGGCGAACGCACTGCTTTTTTTTGTGTCTCAATAACAAGATGACACACACGGCAGAACACGAGCATTTAACCGGACAAGGTTATAAACTCCGCAAAGCACCAAAAAGAGAGTTGTATTGGGTCGTCTCTAAAGAAACTGGAAAGAAGCACTCAAAAGAACCACTGCCTCTTGAACGGGCAAAGGCACAGATGAAGGCATTGTATCGTGCCATGCGAGAATCTGGTGAATTAAAAGGTGGTATAACACGTGAAGAATGGAACGGGATGCTACACCAAATTAACAACAATTTCGTGGAAGTCGTTGATGGGGAACGTAGAATACGTCCAGAAAATAGGGGAGATGTTATACGATTGTTAAACACAATTTTATTTCGTTTATCTCCAGAACAAACACTTCGTCGCGAGGATATTATTCGGGTATTAGATGACCTAATAAGACTTCTTGTGACTACGAACGCATTAAGACTTCCTTGGAACGAACTTGAACATCTGTTGTTCGGTTTGTCATACCGACCAGATGAACCAGAAATAAAATACATGTTTCCTCCAGCAAGAATGTATGGAAGAGGAGATGCTCCTCCGAGAAGCGTATTCTTTCAATTCGCAAAGCAATCCTACGAACAAGCACCAATGCCAGTAGTTGGGGATTTTGAACTCATAGATAGCAGTCCAGAACTAAAAATCTATAAACACAAGAGCGACAATACTATCGTTGCTGCTATTCGTGGAACAAAACCCACTGAAATCGGAGATTTGAAAGCAGATGCGCTAATTGGTCTATCATCTTTGCCCATTTCAGATAGATACAAGAAAAATGCCAAACAACTAATGGAAGTCCAGAAGAAATACCCACAATCACAGTATGATTACTACGGAGTCGGTCACTCATTAGGAGGTGCTATTTTAGACGAGTTTATCAAAGACGGTCTTGTCAAGAGCGGAGTATCCTATAACCCAGCAGTCCAACCAATAAACTGGAAACTACATTTACCTAATAAGCGAGTGTATATGGAAGATGACCCTCTTTACCTAACAATGGGCAAACGATTAGACGATACTCCAGAAATACGAAGTCGCAAGAAGAAGACTCTAGAACACATCATTGGGTATGTTCCGTATGTAGGCAAGGTCTATGGTTCTCTAGAAGCGCACAAGTTGGACAACTTCGTCGGCGGCGGTTACCACAAAGAACTGTTCTCAAGATTACTGGATCAAGTAAAACGAAAACTAGGAAGACCGTTCACACTTCATGAAAGCGCTTTTATCCTCCGAATAACTGAAGCACTATATACTCAATTGAGAAGATTACCAAGTGGTGACGATCGGAAGTCTGATCTGGTTCATGACGCTATTGAGGAAATACTAGAAGAACTGATTCCCAGAAAATTCCGAGATATACCAAGAGGAAGCACTGATTTTCTTACAGCAAAAGAAATAAAAGATGAACAAGAAATGGTTGATTTTGGAGATCAGTTTGAACGTGGTCTCTATTACACGGCGGAGTCGTTTAAAAAATTAGGAAACAAACACCCTTTAACAAGAGAACCCATTAGGAAGCACACGATATATTACGCAAATTTAGTTGGAGAAGAGGGCAGAGCAGAAGGCAGAGCAGAGGGCAGAGCAGAGGGCAGAGCAGAGGGCAGAGGACGTTTGCGTTTACTAAAAAAAAAAGTTTGACCCTACAGCAACAAATCTCTGATGCTGGATTAACAGCAGAGAGTTATTTGCGTTTAGCAAGACAATCAGCGAAAGCATCTGGGTATAACCCCGAGAACCTTCAGTATTCCGATAAACCAACCCATAAACTTATGATAATGACCGACGATGGTAAAAAAGTCCATTTTGGTCGTGTGGGTTATGGTGATTTTATTTTGTGGAAATCTCTTGAACGTTTGGGGAAGGCAAAAAAGGGGACTGCTTTATCAAAGCGTCGTATATTCCATTCTTCACATTCAAAAATAAAGGGTAATTGGCGTAGCAATCACTTTTCGCCGAACAATCTGGCATTAAACATATTGTGGTAGAATAAGTCTCTGTGCGTTCAGCGGGAGGCAACGGACGAATAATATAATCATTACAACAATCCATTGTATTATTATACTATTGTAAAGAAGTTTTTTTCATTTACAACGAGAGGACACAATACCGAATTTTAGTTTTTTGGCCCGCAACAGTGGGGTTATTACAAGTAAACACAACTTGGTCCGCTCCCAAAGTCGTTGTCTGTAAAACACCACCACCACCAGCGGGGGGGACGGACACGTATGCCGTGACGAATCCAGTCTGAGTCGTTAGACCAGTTACCGTCACAGTTGCCGTATTGTTTCCAGCAGTTCCACTTGTTTCTACTTCAGCGACACGAGAAATCTGTGAAACGGGTGTTCCTTGTAGAAGACAAGCACTTGACATTATATATACATTCCAGAGATATTTTTTTTAGTGATTACATCAGTCGTGACATGAGCGACTTTTTGCGACCACCCGTCCCGCCACCCGTCCCGCCACCAGTGCCGTATCCTACTTTACCTAATATATCCTTTGCTTGACCAAGGGGTCCGTCACTCGGAAGCAGAGTCTTGAGGGCAGAGATCTGTGGTTTCGTCTTCTCGTAGAAGTCCTTTGCTTGATTGAAGGCGTTTGACAATGAACTAAACGACAGACCACCAACCATACGCTTCAGAGTGGAACGAACCGCAGAAGGGGCAGAAGGAGCATTGATAATGTCTTGCTCTGACAACACACCCTTGATGATGCGTGACGACCCACGGATAGATTCAAAGAACCCACTGTTTGCCGTGATCACAAACAACTGCGCATTTACAGCAGATGACGTTGTGTTGCGTAGACGGACATTAAACTGTAGAGTAAAGTTCCCTACGAGTGACGGTGCTTGACCCGTCTGTAGCGTCAGATCCTTACTGGGTTTTAGGACGAGCATACCGCCCACCAGAGGAATCTTGCCACCCGGAACGTGACCAGCATAAGCGCCAGAAGCACTACGACCAATTCCACGCCAAGTATCCCAGTCCATATCTAGACCATTCTCCACAGACATGGCATACAACTGCTCTGCCGTAGCAGATGACAGCAGACCACTGAAGTTGTCAAAGTTGATGGTCAGCGGGGCAGATGATTCTGTATCCAGAGGAACCAGATAATCACCATCCGTCTGTGCCAATGTCTGCGGTTTAGCGTAGATGATGAGCAAATCTGGGATCTGAGGCAGAGTGATTGTCTGCGACTGAACCGTCTGGACATCTGTTCCACTTCCCGCTGCGCCGAATGCTTGTGCGGGTGTGATGAAACGAGGGAATTCCATGTAAGGAACGACGCTCTTGGGCGGTAGGGGAACGTCTAGACTGGGAGTCAAAAACTGGACGTTCATGGCAGAGTTTGAAAACGGGGCACTCGCAGTTGCGTTAAACGCTACTGCAGAGACCGTGCGACCTCCACGAGTTGTGGAACGAACCACACGAGATACATCAGAGTTCATGTTTAGAATTATCTGGATGTTGTTGATGCCAAACAGACCCGTGTCATCCGCATGTTCCTCAGCAAAAACGAAAGGCGAAATGACAAGTTTCTCCGTGCTTGTGAGGACTACATACACGGGAACAGACACACCCGCTGGGATAGGCGTAGCACCCACAACCAGAGACTGGTCTGCCGTAATAGTGAGTTGATAAGTATTGGTATCTGACCCTTGAACGTTGAAATTCTGAGGAGTAATAACTCCAGTAGGTGTTGAATAATTCCAGCGGGAATATGCTCCGTTAGGGCGAATATCGTAATCCTTACAATCTACGGAAGATGCCAGAGGGTTGTTTAGCGCACCATAAGCATCGTTATACTTAGCATAGGTGTCCAACATAGTAGGGCAAGTTCGCTGTAGGCGGTTCTGCTTGTAGTCAGTCAGACGGAGAACTTGCTGGAGAACATCTTGCGTATTGATCACACTCGTCGTGTCGTTGATCGTAGCAGACGTAGTATTCACCATCTGAGTCAGCGGAAACGCTGAGAATGCCCAATCTGATCCCGCTACTAAAACGGGTGCGCCACTTGGTAGTGCTGCGCCACTGCTGTTAGCAACCGTCATCTGGAGATATGCCGTGGAAGTCCAGCGTATGTCACGTCCGACATAGACATTTTCGCTCGGCACGTATATGTTATACGTGTGCTGGGAGGAGGTCTGGGAAATTGCCAAGAACGGAGCGTTCGTCAGCGACAGAGCGCCCTTTTCTACAGCGTATTTCGGACGGGACTGAACGATACGGGAGTCAAAGACTGCCATCTTCTCAATATCTGCGCTCATCTTATATTCATAGTGAAGAGTTTATTTTTTTGAATGATTAATCCGTTCTGTATCCAGCAACTCTCTTGTGACGGAACATCATCTTGATAGACACGCTTGATAGATTGAACATATTAATCGGGTATAGATTGTTGTCCAAGCGGTTCTTATAAAAGACTTGAATATCAATGTTCCGTATGTCTTGTTTGGATGCTGTAAAGTCTGACAAACGGTATTCGGCAGAAGGAGCATAGTAGATGAACTGACGGTAATCATCAGCACCATCCAGTTGCTGGTCAAGAGCAATGTCAGTAATGATAGGTTGGAAAGCATTTTGCGTGGTTGCTGTAGAAGTTCCAATGTTGCTCTCACCAAGAACCAAAGGTTGTCCGGTGCTTTCTGTCTTGACTGGAATGAGTGAAGTTGTAAATACAATGCTGGAAATAGGTGACCAAAGAGAATCAATAGACTGGTAGTCTTGCTCCATTTGGTAGTATACACTCTGGTTTGCTACTGGAACAAGACCCAGCGGGGCAGCGCCAGAGTATGGGGCAAGACGATAATCTACGAGATTCTGGTAGAACTTGTTAATAAATAGCATTTCAAAAGTGTAACCAGCGGGGGCGGGAGGAATTGCTGGTGTTGGCGATGGAATGTTAAATCCCGTAATATCTGTGCGGTTGTAATACTCCACTGGAAAGTTTGCAAACAAACCATACATATTCGTGTTGAAAAACAGACGGAATTGCGGTGAAGTCTGTGGCGTTGCGGGAACAGTAAAGTTTGGCGGTGTTGCTACAGAGGCACTCCAGTTAGGAGCACCCGTATTCGGTAATGGTCCTAATGCTGGGACATTGACAAGTGCTTGGTAGTATGTTCCAAGATAGTATACATAACTTCCCGCTTGATAAGGCAAAGCATTATCATAATCCGCTTGGTTCGTGACGGGTGTAAAACCCACGATACGCTGACCAAACCCGTCTGAATCTCCCCAAATACTAAAACGCTTTGTTGATGAACTAAAAGTAATCTGGGGCGTATTTACATCGTTCTGGAAGTCCGTAAATGTTGGATAAGGAAACTGTGCGAGAGAACCATTCCGTGTTGCCCATTCATTCTGAAATTGCTGGTATGTTCCTTCATCTGGATCTGCTGGGGTTAGAGCAGAGTTTGTTCCCGCATTATGGCAACCAACTAATCCAGCATTAAACCACGTTAGTGCTTGGTTGTATGTTGTGACCCAATAATATCTGGACGTTAAGTCTTGCTGTGATAGAGGACTAACTGGAATTGGAGCGACAAGTGGATTGGTATACTCTGATTCATAGCGAATTACCGATGGTTTCGGGAGTATAGTGTATGTTTGCGTTGTGCCATCTGCCATATTCCAAGTCTGCTGGTATGCTATGGCAACCTTGTATGTAGTTAAATCGGGATCGGGTTGTCCAGTCTGGATGTTCGGGATAAACATCGGTAGATCACGATTCGCACCATTCATCGTAAAGCGGATTATGGAGAAATGATACTTTGAAGCATCTTTGACAAGGGGAGCGTCACGAGTTTCATTGAACCGAATAGGTGGGTCGGGCAGTGCCAATCCAGATTGGTTTAAATCACTAGTCCTATTGTTAATAATATCGCAATTGTAGTAGACGTAGTCTGGTTCTTTAGCAGAACCTCCTTCAAACGATGTCGTGTATTGGTATGCCATTCTATATATCATTATCACATTATTATTTACCAATCTTCTTATAGGTCACTCCAGACACAAACAAGTCTGGAGACATTTTACTCTTTTCTACTATGCTATAATATTCTGGTAAGGAATAGGGAGCGTAAAAGAGGCGAACAGCACAATGTCGCCCACATGTTGCAATACTACGATTATCCTTCTGGAATTGGCAATTATTGTAATAAACGGGTAATCCTTTTGCTCGTAGGAGTTTTGTTAAATAAGGTTTGTCCATATCAAGTTTCTTTAAGAAAGGCATGGGGACATCATCTACGACGTGATTAGGAGACTCGCCGTAGGGGTCAAAGAACTCAATAGAATCGGGTCTGCGTATCATACAGCACCAATGACCGCTCGTTGGACTGCTGTTTAGAAACAGAATCATACATCTGCCCTTTTCGTCAAACACGTCATCTATATCAGAAACATTTTTTAGTTCTGGATACGGGATTATGGGTATGTCGTTCCCTAGTAATTCACGTAAATCCGAATCACTAAGAGCATACTGTGGAACACGCTCCAATTTATTCATCTTATTATGTGGGCATATTATATAAGATGTCTGCGTCTTTTACCAATTGGTCACCGTCTGCGTGGTATAATCCAAACGATTTGGTTCAGTATGCGGGACTCAATTGGATATGTTCTGTTCAAAACAGAGGTATTCCACCCAACTCTTCTACTTTCTATTGGTCTTTCTTTAATGGTGGCGGTGGTGGCGGTGGCGGACAAACCCTCTCTCTTGTAGGAGATAATATCACACTCTCGGGTGGGGGCGGGACAGTAACAGTAGGGAATGCTTCTTCCGTATCATCAGTAACTGCTAAGACGACCGATCAATCCTATAGTGGTTCTGTGACAGATTTTGCTAATGGAGTAACGGCAACTACTTTTGACGCACGTAGTGATGTAATAGCACGAAGCAACTTGCTGATTGGTGTTCTACCGACGCAAACGAACGTAGGCAATGAACTCAGTAGTCTTAATTCTCAAGTAAGCACGAATACGACGAACATTGCTACGAATACCAGCAACATCTCAAGTCTTCAGACAAGAGTTGCGTTTCGTGACACGACTGAGTTTTATGTATCCAATAACGGCAATGATACTAGTGGAGATGGTTCAATACTCAACCCTTATTTAACAATCCAGAAGGCAATCACACAAGCGGAGTTAATTTCATCAGTTACGCAGATCTGCTTTGTCTTTGTATCTGGAGGACAATACACAGAAAACTTGACATTTAATAAGGGATATGTTGTTCTTGTGTCCCAACTGAATACCCAAACCATCACAGAAACAGTAGAGTTAATCGGAACAGTATCAGTGGGACTTAACACGGGTGTAGATGACTTGTTTAATCGTGTCGTTGGGTTTATGGGGTTTCAGTTGGGCGGTCAATTAACAGACACATCAGTATACAAACATTCATTGTCATTCCAAGATTGTCGTTTCTACGTTCCAGATAGAGTAATACTTATTAATGGATCTGCGTCAGATATACGACTCTTTATGACGAACTGCGAAATATCACACTCGGTGGTTGGTGGAACAAATCCTATGATTGAATTCAATGCTGGGGCAACCGAGATAGAACGATGTGATATAACTGCTCTGGCAAATGTTCCTCTGATCCGTGTTGCGGGGACTGGGACTATCGCTCGTCTCGGATTGTCTGCTTTAACAAGCACAACAACGTCTGCTACAGCGCAACCAATAATTGAAGTTACATCTACTTCAACATCGCCTCATTCTGTCGGGAATAGCACCTTTACATATACCAGTAATACAAATAAATCGGCAAGTGCTACGTCGTGTGCCATTTATAACAATGGGATTGCTGGGGCGAATTATATACTTACATACGATCAATTTAATCTAACGGGAACGAATAATACCAACCATTGTGTTGTCAGTGCGTCTGGAAAACAAGCAATCGTTTCTGCGTTTAGTAATTGCGCCCCAGCAAGTGCGCTCGGGTTTACCTTTACATCTAACATAATGACTGGTAAATCTCCGGGAGCAACATACTTTGCTTTCAATGCCGTCAATTGAGGACAGTGTAGGGTATGTATGCCGAAAGTGGGGGTCTATCTAAGAGGTGGACGAGTGAGAAATGGTTTTTCTCTCGTCCTCTACTTCTCTAAAAAGGTCGTTTTGGGGGTCATACCCTACACTACTGGATAGGTGATATGCTTACAGCGATTCCATACCATCCCAATCTGCTGTTAGGGAAACCAGCATTCTTTGAGAACGATACGTATAAAAATGAAGATGAATTTGTGTAATCAACTCCTTTGACCAATACTTTTGTCCCGTTCAAGTATTTGTATGTAGAGGGGTCATCACCACCATTACGTTGGGGCGAAAAAACATACCATCCTATTGTCCCCGCAGCACCACCTCCATCTGATTGGTATGAATTAATAACATACGAGTTATTGTTTTGATCGTTGGTAGTATAGTAAGAATTCACTGAAACTAGTAGTCTGTTGAACATAATGAGTTCTAAACCAGTGTTTGGATCAACAGTGCTGATGTTAAAAGTAAGACCTAGACCAGCACCATCCACATTAGGAGCATTATTTAAATTACCACCCGCATCAAAACCAGTCTTTGAATTATACAAAGACAGAGCAGACAAGGACGAATAGGTCTTGCTTTCTACATTTATTACGCCCGCAGAAGGGTTCGTAATTGCCAAACTATTCCCACTGGATTGTAGTGTTGTAGAACCCGTTTGGGAGTTTATACTCAAGACTCCAGTGTTTTGGATCGTAGGATTCTGTGCTGTTCCTCCCACAGTAATACCCGCACCAGCAGATGACACACCAAGAACTCCAGTGTTTTGGATCGTAGGATTCTGTGCCGTTCCTCCCACAGTAATACCCGCACCAGCAGATGACACACCAAGAACTCCAGTGTTTTGGATCGTAGGATTCTGTGCCGTTCCTCCCACAGTAATACCCGCACCAGCAGATGACACACCAAGAACTC